AAAGCGCCACATTAATTTGTGACGCCTTTTCAGAAGAATAGAAAACAATAATGAAAACTTACATTGCCGCAAAGTTATTAAAAAATTTTGAATATTTTTCTAAACCAACCGTAAATGATTGAATTTTACCGTCGTTTTTGAAAATAAAAAAACCTTTGCGTTCTGCTGAATAAACCGCGAAAAAATCCACGTCCTTTTTTTCATATTTATTTTTATTTCGACAAACCAATTGAATGCGATTCCGCGTTCGGTTATTTTCGTTAATACCTTTTATTTGTACTTTAAATAAACCGTTCGGCGAATCAACAATGCAGTCATAAGTCGACGAATGTAACAACGGAAAAGAAACTAACAAACCATTTTCCATTGCTTTTGTAGCGAATAAATATTCCGTATAACAACCAAAAACGTTAGTGTTCATAACGTAAAGTTATAAAAAAAAGCCGACCAAATTAATGACCGACTTTTAAACACAAACCAATAAAATTAAATTATGAAATTTAATTGTCGTTAGCCAATGCGACGCACATTGATAAAATTAATAAAAATATCGCCGTTGGCAATTCGTTATAAACCATTATTTGACGAAGTGCAAACCCCCCAAATAATAATGTTAAGAAAAATTTAATAAATTTTTGTTTCATAATGTTACATTTGATCAGCTAAAAAACAAGAGTTTGAACAAATTCCGGCGTCCTCAAACATTGGAACGCCACAAACCGCACATTCAAATTCCGGTTCGTCGCCTGGTATATAATCTAATCCCCACATAATTAAAAGTTTTTGATGTCTATTTTATTAGTTAACTGATATATTTCGCGTTCTAAATAGTCGAGCGCCTTTTCTAAATCTTGAATTTCGTTGTCTTTTTTACCGGCGCGAACAACGTATTTTAAAACGTTGCCACGATTGAAGTTTAATTCATATGACGCAATGACGTCAATTAAATCGTGTTTTAAGCCGTTATCGTAATGATTTGGTATATTGCTCATCTTTTTATATTTAAGTAGCTTAAAACGCTTGAAATCCACGTTTCAATTGTATTGTCGTCATTATGCTTTCTCATTTCGTCTTGTGTGTACACGTTTACGCGGTTGCCGTCGTGAATGATTGTTAATCCGGTTTTTGTTTTCATTGTTCTAAAATTATGGCGCGCCGAAACGCGCCGGTTAATGTTTTTATTAAAATATATAATTTGGGTCTAATTTTTTTCTTAATCCTAAACCATAAACTTGATTGTCAATGATTAAATACATATCAATATTATCATTATTGTTGTATTGTTTTGCTAATTTAAGAATTTGCTTCTCTATTGCATTAAACTCTTTTTCTGTTCTAACTAAACTTTTTTTAGCTTTTAAGTTTTCTATTTGTTCTGTAATTAACATAATTGTTTCGTTTTGTTGATACAAATATATAACACATTTTAGAATTAAAAAAATTTTTTTAGTTTTTTTTTAAAGTTTTTTTTGTTTTTTTTGCGTTCTTATCTGTTGGGCGCCTAAAAATAAAGCATAAAAAAAAGGCCCGGAAATTAATTCCAGGCCCTTAAATTGGTTGGTTAAACCTTTATTATGGTGTTTCAAGCGCTGCTTTTGCAGTTGCGAAGTCACCACTAACAAACGCATTTGGTAAATAGTTTGTTAATGCGATTCTTTCGCTTACTCTAACCGTTACGAATCCGTCACGAACGTTTGTTCCGTCCTCGCGGAAGAACTCAACGTTAATTCCGTCACGCACCCATAATTGAGTACCAACGCCAAAGTTTCCAATTAAGAAATCGCCGGCCGGAATAGCAGTATTAAGAACAACTTTCACGCCCATAAATACCGGTTGAAGACCGTTATAAACTTGATCTTTAAGGTAGTTATTTTGCGAATCTTTTAATAATAGGATTTTGTGGAAATCTGAAGGATTTAATAAAATACAATCGGCGTTGTAATTAGACGCTGCCAATTGGTTAAGGGCTGCAACAATAACGTCAAAATCATTAGCTTCGTCAACAGAGTCGGCCAAATCGCCCGCAGCGAATGCCGTTGCGTCTGTTATGATTCCGCTTAATTGCGCACCCGCACCCGTACCACTTAAAATTTGTGTGTCCTCAACTTCCAATAGTTTTTCCGGCGCACGCGCTGAAAGGTATGAAGTCAATTGAGGTGTGTCCGCCAACATTTCTTCAGAAATACGGAAATATGTTCCGATTTTTCTAACGTTAGCGTCTGCCGCCGTCATGTCGAAATCTGATTGCGTCAATGTTGCACCTTCTGCCGTAGCTGCCGCACCATTAGAATAACCGCTTTCTTTTACGAAACGTACAACGTCACTTTGTGTTGAACCTTGCGCCAATAATTGACGAATATGTGTTGGACGTGTTGGATCGAATTTGTATCCTGGTACTCTGTCCGCCGGAATAACTTCTCCGGTAAAATCGGCGCCAATTGTTACGTCCGCCTTAATTTCAAAAGAAGCACTTCTTGAATTTCCTTTTGAAAGGTTTTCAATTGCTCCACCTTCAAACGCTTCTTTTAAAGCGCCTTTGAATGTCATTCTTTTTTTAGTTTCAAACGCTTTTTTGTTTGATACTTCGATTGCGTCTAAACGCTCATTTAATTTAGTCGCCATTTCTGAAACTTCAGATTTAACGATTTCGTTCGCCTTAACAACAACGTTTTCAACAACTTCATTGTTAGACTTTTCGATTTTTGAATCAATGGCACTATTAAATTGGTCCAATTGATTTTTTAGATTTTCTTCCATTTTTAATTTTTTAAGGAATTTATTAAATAATTTATTACATCGGAATCATTGTTTTTTGTTTCTACATTCGGCGAAGTGATTTCCTCAACCGGCTTCGTGAACTCCACAAATAATGATTTTAATTTTAATATTTCGGCTTCGATAGCGAATCCCATTTCGTCGGAAATGTCGCCTTTGCGAATTAGTTTCGAAAGGTTGTCATAACGCTTTGACAATTTGTCAACGTCGATGTTTCCTTTTACGTCTAATATTTTAGCTTGATCGTTGGCCGCTAATGTAACGGCGCTAATTTCGTACAATTTAACTTCGGTTATTTCGCGATAATCGCCTTTATTATTTTTTTGAATTGGCATAATACCAACAGAATTTTCGGTAATAACTCCGGATTTTATTAATTCAACAACGTCATTTCCTAATTGTGTTTTTGCAATTTCCGCCACGAATACCAATCCTTTGTCGTCTTCGTACAATTCCGTCATTTTTCCAATTGGTTGGTTCATGTCGTGTTGATACAAATATTTAACGCGTTCGCCATTTTCGGCAATTGTTTTTTTATACGCGCCTTTCATAATTACGTCATTGTCGGAATCTTTATTTCCGAAATAACTTCCATAACCTTTTATAATTCCGGCCTTTTCGTCGGCGTCTATTAATTCGCCAACCGGAGCCGCTTTATATAGAATTGTATTCATATTGAAAAATTTTTGTAAATATACGAATTTTAAAAATTATTTAAACCGCCGGCGGCAATGCCTAAACCAATTGTTGAAATATCGCCAACAGTTTGCGCGCCCTCAATTGGTATATATGCAACCGAACAACGGCAATTTATACATTCCGCAGCACCGCCCATTGGATCGCCTGGAAACATCATTGGTTGACCGCCAACTAAAAATGTATTGTTAGCCATTACAATTTGGCCGTCCGCTTCCGAATGTGTGTCGCGCGTTCTGTCGTCAAAACTTGCAATCCATTCTTTTTGTAATTGTTCCGGCGGAAAAATTGATTGTGCGGCTTGCGTTTGTGCAAAGTTAGCCGCCGCCGTCGCTTCGGTACGAACAACGCGTTCGGCTTGCCATTGTGAATATGTATTAAATTGGTTTCGTAATATACGCCCACGTTCAACCGCGCCCAATGTCATAAACTCCGGATCACGCATCAACCTTTGTGTTATATCTATTAAAGTTTTTCGAGCCGTTCCGCTTACTAATGTAACACGTTCCGCGCCCATTGCTGAACCAAACGCGCCGAATGCATCGCGCCATATATCGTCAACCGCTGATGTGTCAACCGCTTTTGTAATAAACTTTTGAAAATTGTTGACGTACCATTTCGCGAATCGCATTCCGATTTCGGTGTACAAATCACGATATATTTTTAATAAATCTTTATTGTCAAATAATAATTGGAAATTTGTTTGGCCGTCTGCAATAAACGATTCAATGCCTTTGTTATATTCACGTTTATAAAAACGCTTAACAATGGCGATTTGCTTTTTTTCTGCAATGTCCAATTGGCGTTCAAAAGACGATTGCCATTTGTCTTTGTCTATTGGCATTTATTCGTTTATTTCGTTTAATTTTTTATTAACCCAATCACGCATTGCGGTTCCGCCCCATAAATTCCAGGAAACAAAACCATTGTCGCGCCATGGTGTGTCCTTGTATTGGTCCGCGATTGTTTGGTTGCCCTCATGACGCGCAAAAAATGATTTAATACGGTTTAACATTTCAATTGTTAATGGTTCGCGATTTGCTAACATTGACGCACGTCGCCAACCGGTTGCGGTTCCGGCGCGTACTTCGTCGCCGTATTTTTCGCGCCATTCAATCATTCGTTTGGCGTTATTCGTTGCGGTTTGTGGATAATTTGAAAACGTTTCCGCCTTTTCTGTTGGTTCGTCTTTGCTGCTCATTGGGTGGCCTTCCGGCAACAAATCGGTGTCGTGTTTGCCACTTCTATATTTGCCGTTTCTTAATGCGTATAAAAATGAATTAACGCGAGCCATTGCCCATTGTTCCGGCGACGATACCGACGGCCGTACACTTGACGGATTTGTTCTATATGCGCCAATTCCACGTTCATAGACTTGAAATAATATTGAAACGGTTGTTCGTTTGTCTTCGTCGTCGCCGACTTCGTCGTTGTGATCGTCGATTTTATTTTGTAACGCTACTTTAAGACGTTCCGAAATTTCTTTTTTTTTTACGTTGTCCGTATTCAAAAACTTGTTTACGTCAACATCAATGTTTTCAATTGGAATTTCAACATCGTTTGATTGTACCGGAATAAGATTCGCCGGAATATAGTAATCGTCTAATTGTGTTGTTTCGTCGTCTTTTCCGTAATTCATTGCGGCGCGCTTTTCGTTTGGTGTCAACCACCACGCTTTTGTTAATTGGTCCACGACTTTGTCCGTTTCATCTTGTAACTCCGGAATAACTGAAAAATCAAATTCAATACAAAGTTTGTCCCCAAATTTAGGCGCCAACCAACGATTTAATTCGTCTTTTATTTTTAATAATTCCGGAATGACCGCGTTTT